TTCTCCCAAACTAAGTGTTGGCACATTGACTTTTTGGCATAGAAAAGAAGTTTTTCTTGCCTTGTCTAGTACAAACAAAAATCCAATAGGAGACAAAAAGTTCCTATTGCTTAGTTGGTTATCAAACCATGTTGCCATTAGTCTCGCTGCCTCCAGTCATCGGGTTTATCACGATTAAACCATTCACCAATGTCATCTGCACTACCGAACCCACTTCTATAATCAGATGGGTCGGGTTCTCCTAACCCCATCTTATTCAGAAAATCGTCAGTTCCTCCCTCTTTCATGTCGGGATTTGCTGCTTTCTGTCTTGCTTGTCGTAACCAAGTTGCAGCAGTAGTATTTCTTTTTGCTAGTTTTTGTGCCCAAATCATGTCATCTAGCTTGACATCTTCACCATCTACAATCTGTTTACAGATAGACTCCAGTCGGAGTCGGTATTGGGTTGAAAGCATTTTTTAATCAGTGCTGAGTTTGGCTTTAAGTTGATTGAGTTTTGTATACTCTTTATATGCTTCATCAGATCTACTGTGAAGGATATCTTTAATATCATTTATAATGATACTGTTTTCAACGTAGTCGTCAAGATACTTGTCTAGTGCTTCTTTCAAGTATCTTTTTCGATGCCACTCAGGAGAATAAGGATTATAATCCATAATGTAATTCCATTGTGTGATATTATTTAGCACAAAAAAATAGGGGTCTTTACAGACCCCCTCTTACGCTAGTTTACATTAAAATTTCTTTGCAAATCCGTCTGCAACCACTCGAACTGTGACCAACATCGCAATCGATAAGGCATTCATAGTACTCATCCAGTTTCTCGTCTGTATGATTCCATTCATACATCTGATTGCGTGACTCTATATTGTGATGCATTGACTTCTCCATTTCTCGAATTACATAACAAAAGAAGTTTGGTTACATCTTGTGTCTCCTTAATTCTGCTACTATTTATTATTAGGGGGTTAGAATATATGTTGAAAGTAAGAAATATTAATGCCTACGAGTTTATACCTAGACATAAAAAAAAGACCCGAAGGTCTTTTAAACAAACAAATAACAAACATTATATGAAAAGAGGGTGGTTGGATTCCTGTATACCAACAAGAGGCGGGCATTTCTACAGTTTAGAAAAACACCTCTGCCTGAGACCCGACTGGTAAGTCGATTCTATCCGAAGATAGCAGCACCACCTGTGTCTCATCACCTTAACCAGCTAGATGCCAGTAAGTTTATTCAGTCACACCCAGTGTAAGCGTCCTTACAAGATATATTATAGCATAAAAAAAGAGGGTGTCAACACCCTCTTTAAAAAATATGTAATATGAATTACATGATGTTTGTAACTTGAACTCTTCTGTAGTACTTGTTAGCGTTAGCTGTAAGTGCACCAGATCCTTGAGTAAGTCCACCTGAGAATGGGTTAGAGACCATACCGTAACGAGTCTTAAACCCGATTTTTGGTTGGAATGTGTTAGGGTTGATTGCTCTAACTTGCTGTAATGGAACGTATGGGCAGTAGAATAAACCTGCGTCATAAGGAGAAGTTCCTTTGTAACCTGCAACATAGAAGTGCTTATCAGCAACGTTTGCAGAGTAAGGATCAACGTAAACCTTAATCTTACCGTTTAATGTTCCAACAAGTGTTGAGGAAGTATCGTCAACGTTTGTCAAAGCATTGTTACCATTAAGAGCAGGAGAGTAATCTAGAACGCCTGCCATGCCGAGAGCAGATGCAACGTCTGCAGAGCAGATTAGGATGTTGCCCTTCCCGCGACGAGTTTGCTGACCGATAGCGTTTGCGTCTCTTTCAATCTGGAATAAAAGTCCTTTGAATTTCTCAACAGACCATCTTCCATTTGAGTCAACGTCTAGGTCAAAGATACCTGCAGTAGCAGTGTTGTTTTGAGCACCAGCAACAGCGTTAACATAGATTGTTCTAACAACTTCCCTGTTGATTTCAGCAAGGATTTCAGTTGAAAGAATGTTTGCTAACTCTTGCTCGGCATCAAGACCATGAATTGCTTTCAAGTCTTGAGCAAGCTCGATGCTGTACTCTGCCTTTAACGCACGAGATTTCGCTGTAACAGTTACTTTCTCGATACTGAATCCCATTTCACGGAATGCAGTTGAAGAAGAACTGTCATCTAAACCTTCAGCAGTTGAAGTTGACATGCCTTGAGCATCGCCTGTTAGTTCGTAAGTTCCAGGAGAACCGTCGTTTAGAACAGCAGGGTTGTTACCTTCAGCGTCGTTGTTTGCAGAACTGGAAGCACCAGGATCGTATGAAGAACCTGCTCCACCAGAGAAACCTGCGTTAGGCTCATCGAAGAATGCTTCGTCGTAACCAGATGCGTTAGGATCTCTCTCTGCACCGTAGTTAGTTCTCATTGCGAAGATAAGTCCAGTAGGACCAGTCATTGGCTGAACGCCAGCGATATCATATGCAATAAGTTGTGGCATTGATCTTCTGATCAATGAAATTAGAACTGGGTCGAAACCTGCAACAGGACCTGTGGCGGTGCTGCTACCTGTGTAACCAGTTGTTTGAAGAGTTTCAGTAAGAATCTGACCTTCTTCAATTTGTGCTTTTTCTTGGTTCTCTAAAAGTTGTGCGACTACGCCTCTCTTATGAGCATCTTCAATTTCTGGAAGTGCTTCGTGATTTAGAACGGGTGCCCACTTCTCTTGGAGTTGCTTAATGTTAGCCATTTAAGTTTCCTTTAAGTAGTAGTTAATTTAACAAATTATTTGGACCAACGAGCGATTGCATCTACGTACTTCGACATAGTTCCGCTAGTTGCTTCTTCCACAAGGGGTTCAGAACTTTCCTCGGTGGGTTCGGTCTTTGCTTCTGCAACGACTTCAGCCTTTTTAGTAAAGTATGATTCCTTGATGGTTTCGACTTTCTTGCGATAGTCTTCCTCAGTTTCAAACTCAACACCCTCTGCTAACTTGGATAGCTTCTCCTTTTGGGTTTCAGCAAGTCCAGTAGCAATTTCGTTCACGATTTCCATTTTAACAAACTCACCAATTCTCTTATTTAAAGATACGTTAGTGTCGATTTGCTCGTTGAGTTTAGCCTCCATATCATCTAACTCACCTGCCATACCATCTAGCAGGTTGTATTTCTCTTCTGGAACGTTGAAGTTGTGCTCCAAGAAAAGATCCTTGAGTCCGTTAAAGAATGACTCTGCCATCTCAGTCTTGATACCGTGCTCGATCTGGAGTGCATTTTCCTTCATCCAGTTCTCTGCAGCATAAGATAGATAGTCATCTACTTTTTCAGACAATTCTGTTTTGATCTTCTCGACTTCTTCAGTCAGAGTAGATTCAAATGCTTCTTGCAACGCTTTAGTTTCATCATTGACGCGAGCAGTTACTGCTGCTTCAAAGATGGTTGCTGCTTTCACTCGGAATTCTTCTGAGAGTTCCTCACCAGCGACAAGAGCGTCAACATCTTGACTAAAGTCGTACTTGGTTTCAGTGATTTCTTCTTCTGCTTCTGATTCATTTTCCTCCATCTTTGCGGATGCTGAACTTGGCTTAGTGGATAAAGACTTAGAACCTTCGTGCTTCACTGCATTAGATGCAGATTTACCAGCGTTCTTAGTGCCTTTAGCACCTTCCATTGAATCTGAAGTAACATCGATAACCTTAGAAATTTCAGAACCAGATGTATCAATAGGATCACCAGGTTTTGCATTCTTGGTTACGGGGTTAGAGCCTTCGGTCACTTCTTCCATTTTATCTAACTCTTTAGTAGAGGTCTCAGACATTGTATTCTCCGTTGTGCATTAGCGTTGTCTATGTTTATTTATAAATCACAAACTCTTAAGAAACTTCTCAAACGCGGAAATCTTGCGTTCTTGTAAATTTATGAGTGTAGCGTGATCAATTTCTGTTTTTATTTCGGCTACAGCTGCCTCTTTTAGGATTCCATTATCCCAAACCCACTCTTTTCCTTCCATAATTCCATTAACAAAAGCATCAGGTGCAGAAGGATCAGCGACGATATCAGCAGCAGTTGCTAACATGAAGTCGTCCATAACAACGTTACAGTTCTCTTCCTTGCGGATTGAACCCATGCCTCTAGATGAAACACCTAGTTTGACACCCTCACTTAAGAGGTCTTTTGCAATCTTACCCATAGGAGTTTCGAGTAACTTTGCTCTTCCGATAAAGTTATTTCCGTCTTCCTTAAGGGAAAGAATTTTGTGAGAAACACGATCAAGGTTAATTGAAGGACCGTCAGGATGACCTAACTCTCCTAGTGCTCTTCCTTTCTGAATGTAATTCTCATCGTATTTAGCAACTTCTCTTGCTAAAGTTTTCTGAGGATACATTCTGTTGTTGCGGTTTTTAATTTCCGACTGCAGAAAGATACCTTCGATAAAGTAATTCTTCTTGCCATCTTTCTCTTCAGCGAGAAAGTCAACATTTGTAATTTCTTCAGCTATCAGTCTCATCGTTTGGTTCCTCGGTTGGTTCTACAGAAGATGGTGTTGCGTCAACAACTGGCTCTTCTTTTTCTG